TTCAAGACGCGGGGGCAGTGCCCGCCAGGTCCACCATAAAACACATTAGCCTGACTGAAACGGGCATCGAGTACGTGGAACGTGGAAGAAGGTTCGATTCCTTCATACTCAATTTCAGTAGTGTGTTTTATAATGGGCCTGACACAGGATCGATTGGGCAAAGAGTAACAAAGTGGACAACTCGGCAATGTAGAAGCCGTAGGATTAGGGTAACCTGGTCGAAGAAGCAAAACAAAGTAAACGCAAACGACTCACAGTTCGCATTAGCAGCCTAAACACTGCTTAGGGTTTCGGTAGGTTTCCTCGTAACAGAATAACCTATCAAAGGCGGGATTAGTTTAATGGTAAAACAGCAGATTTCCAATCTTCGGTCGTCAGTTCGATTCTGACATTCCGCTCCAAGAATTATGCGAGAGTGGTGTAATGGTAGCCACGCTGGTCTTAGAAGCCAGTGCCGAAAGGCGTGAGAGTTCGAGTCTCTCCTCTCGCACCAAATTCTCCCTAACAGACGGAGTACAATGTGATAAGTTGTCTGTTCATATAAAAGTACATTCGCGGTTAAGGATACCTAGCAACTGGACGCAGGGGCTATCCGAAGTAGCAGGCATGCTTACCGAAAGCTAGGAAATGAGTGTGCTTTTATATGAAATTAATTGAAAACGTATCTATTCCAGATATTTTTGAAAAAGAAATTCTAGCTAATACTGTACAGTTAACAGAATTTTTAGAAGATAAAAGATCTATTTTTGATCCTTGGCTATCTAAAATTTTAGGTTATTCTATTGTGTCGTATGAAGCTTGGGTAAACTATACTTCTTTCAATGGAGATATAAACGGATACGAATGGCATAATGAACAAGGTATAGGTGGCGCTGCTACTGCTATGACCGGTGAATTTGCAGGAATAATTTGGTTATCAGGAGATGAAAACGCAGGTGGTAATCTTTCTGTATTAGAAAATGATGAAGTTGCAGAAATAAAATTTAAACCGAATACTTTGATAGTAATTGATTCTTCTACATTTCATAGAGTTGAACACTATTACGGTATTTCAAAAAGAATAAGTTTAAATTTTACGTTTAACGCAAAAAGTTGTTGACAAGTGTACTTGTTGGTGGTATAATTAATCTATACTAAACAATTAGTGTATTTGTTCTTTAAAAAATTAACGTATAAGAAGTTCTTATACACATACACACTGCCGAAGTTGGTTCGGTTAGACAGGGAGATCCAATTGCCTATGTCGTTAGTGTGTACTTGTATAAGAATTTAATTAACATTGTCAAATGCCAAAGCGTTGGTGGTGTGACGGATTATCAAACAAGTGCTTCCCACATGCAGGAGTTGTAGATAATGCGTTTGACAATGTTAAGAATTTAAGGGTAGTTTAATATCCTGTAGGCGGTTCGCCGTTTATGAAGAATAACTGTGGTGACACAGCCAAAGGAGGTATGCCTACATAACTCCGCCAGTAATGGTTCATTTAGACAAGCCTGCTCAGGTCCGTGAGGATCCGATCACTGATAAGACCGGTGGTTGTAACAGCAAAGCTGATAGTAGTGGAAAGAACGTTTGCTTAAGCGCCGCAAGGTAACGCAAGTGAATGGAAAGGAAACAGGTGGTGCTGTCCTCCACTCCGTAACCAATCAGTCAGTTGGTATGAGAAAGGGTAGTGTATTGGTTCGAGGGGTCGCACCCAAGGGCTCGTATGCAGTTTACGTGGTTGATGGCTGTGTAGCAATATGCAGACATTGGTCGCAAAAGACGACTGAGTAGCTCGCGAGGCAAAAGGTACGCGGTGTGTTGTATTGGGTAGTCCAAAAGATTATTCAGCAACTGAGTCAGCACATCGCAGTAGGTTCAGTTATAGGCTAATGGTAGGCCAACTCCCTGTTAAGGAGTCGACTGCGGGTTCAACTCCCGCTAACGATTAAAATGCAAAGACTGACTCGGTCATATGTGAAAAGCATCTAATACTTGAACCGCAAGGTAATCAAGTCTAGTAAAGCTCGCAAGGTAATACTAGTTTATGCAGGAAGTTTCGTAACTACTTAGCGGTAGTGAATGGCTCTAAAGGTCAACGGGATAGAAAGCGTAGAATAGCATATGATGTCAAGACTACTGCCTGTCTTAAAACGGCGATGTTGGCAACAGACTATAATACATAGCAATATGGTTATAGTGGAAGTCGGAAGAAAGTAGGCTCGCAAGGCTTACAATAATGTCCGAGGTGTTGTTCGGTAAGGATGTATTCTCAGTCCTCCACCATATAAAAACACATTAGATCTCTTTTAGTTGTTCGGGCTCCACGGACCAACGGGCACTAGATCCCTTTTAGTGTGTTTCTATATGGTAAAACAGGAGTAATTACCCTGTCCATAGTCGAGAGTCATGACCTCGGCAAACTCGTAGTCATCTAATGGTAAGATAGGCCCGTTATGGGGCTTAATGTTGGTTCGAATCCAGCCTACAATGAGTTTCAAAATTTATACACATGATACTTCGTTGTCAGCAAGAAAAAGTCACGCTAATACGGTTTCTTCGAAGGACCAAGTTAGTAGAAGGTAGAAGGGTTCAACTCCCTACGTTCCGGAAGGAGCGGCGCATACGGGATTGCGGTGCTGGACAAGTATCCTAAGTGACTTACCGACTCCCGTCCGGACTAGTTAATTCGGGTGAATGGTTCCAATAACGTGGTGGAACAAACAAGGTATCAGTTGTATAAATTTTCTAATAAATAAAGTTGCGGGTAGGGCGGTCACCACTCCAGTCTCATAAGCTCGGAGCATCCCAGGTTCGAATCCTGGACCCGCTACCATTTTATTCTCCTATAGCTCAGTCGGTAGAGCGTTTGACTGTTAATCAAAATGTCCGTGGTTCGAGCCCACGTAGGGGAGCCAAAGTATATCTCGGTGGTGTAATGGCAGCACTGCGGTCTCCAAAACCGTTAGTGGGGGTTCGAGTCCCTCCCGGGATGCCAATTTTAATATTTTAATAAAGGTGAATGATGAAAACAGTTGGTGATAAGATTGAAGCGTTTGTAGTTACTGGTGTTAAGCCAGGACAACCTGCAGACGCATTTTTTGATATTACAGAAAAAAGCTTTGAAGGTAAGTGGAAGGTAATCGTTTATTACCCTAAAGACTTTACCTTTGTTTGTCCAACAGAAATTGTTGCATATGATAAGTTAACACAAGACTTTGCAGATCGCGATGCAGTTCTATTGACTGGTTCTACAGATAATGAATTCTGCAAAGTTGCATGGCAAACATCTCATCCTGATCTAAAGAAGATCACTCATTTCCAGTTCGCTGATACACAGCGCCGCAGTCGTGACTACAATGAAGAAACTGGTCGTTACACTAACCACAGTTTGATTGAACAATTAGGAGTATTCTATGCGCCTGCCGGAGCAGCTCTTCGTGCTACTTTTATTGTTGATCCTGATAATGTCATTCAGCACGTTACTGTAAACAACCTAAACGTTGGTCGCAGCCCAGAAGAAACACTTCGTGTTCTTGACGCATTGCAGACTGGCGAACTTTGCGCTTGCAACCGTACAGTCGGCGGTGAGACACTGTAAACAATATGAGTAATGTAACTAAAGGAAGAAATAGTTTTGATTCAACATCAACTGACTTAACTATAGCTTTCATTAATAGGAACATTACTCCGTATCCAACCGAAGCCGGTGGTCCTAAATTTGATCTTGTTCCTGTAACTAAACATAAAGATATTATGCTCAATAACGCTAGGCATTTTGCCCAGCAAGAGTATAATAGAATTATGGAGTTAGTTGAAGTATTGCAAAAACAAGCAAATGAAATTAAAGAAAGATTAGAAATTACTGATGCTGTTCACTCAGCTGAATACCAGTTTCAATTAAGTATTGGTCAATGCTATTGGTTAGTGTGGGATACAAGAAGACATAAAACTTTATTAGTTCACTTAGGACCCACAGGATGGAGTACCGGAGTGCCAGATAACTACGAATATGTAGCACAGGTTAAGTTTATGGGTGATCACACTTGGATAAAAATAGATTAATGGAGACATCATAATGCTTGAATGCCTTATTATTGGAGATAGTATTGCAGTAGGCACACATATGGCTAGACCAGAATGTGTTGCTTACGCTCGTGGTGGCTGGAACTCGTGGCAATGGAACAAAGATTATTTGTCAAAAGCATCTAGTCAACCTGCTAGAACTTTAATCATCAGTCTTGGTGCCAATGATCACAAAGGTGTAAAGACAGAGCAGGAACTGCGAAAGATGCGTGAGGCTGTCAAAGGCGAACGAGTGTTTTGGATTGATCCAGGACAAGACCGTAAACCTGTACCTTACGATGCTATGACTCGGATTGCAAAAGAGTACGGTGATACAATATTGCCTAGACCCAAAGCTCATATGAGTGCCGACGGTATTCATCCTACAGTTCGAGGTTATAAAATTTTAGGAGAACAAACAAAATGACAGCATGGGTAGATCAACTTAAAGAAACAATCCCAGAGTACGCTAAAGATACTAAGCTGAATATTGATTCAGTTATTAAGCGTTCTACTTTGCCAATTGAGGAAGCAGAAGCAGTCGCTCTAGCAGCTGCATTTGCTACAGGAAATACAAAAATGTGGACATGGATTCACAGTGTTCTAGCAGATCGTAAAGAAGCTGATGCTGCACTAACAGCTGCTTCGTTGATGGCCATGAACAACACTTGGTATCCATACATTGAGATGGCAGATGATGCTAATTTGACTGGTCTTCCAGCTCAACTTCGCATGAATGCAATTTCTACACATGGTGGAACAACAAAGGGGCGCTTTGAGGCATACAGTCTTTCTGCATCTATTGTTGGTAAGTGCCACTTCTGTGTTAAAGCACATTACGAAACTTTGAAGAAAGAAGGCTACACTGTAGAACAACTACGTGATATTGGCCGGATTGCTTCTGTTGTTAACGCTGTATCTAAAGTACTAGCAAACTAATGATTGTTGAAGCAGTACAAACTGTTCGCGATATCTTTCATAGTAAAGATCGTGTAACAATCTACAAAACACTTATAGACGAAAAGTCTAATAAAACAGTTGTAGAAATTGTTCAATTTTTATATAGCAGAAATGGTTCTATTGAAGGCCCTTCAAAGGGTTCTAATGTAGATATAAAAGCATAAATAATAAGTGCGGGATTGATGTAATGGTTGCCTGTGACCTTGCCAAGGTTATCGTAGGAGTTCGATTCTCCTATCCCGCTCCAAGAATTAGTTGACATATTATTAGAAATAGGTTATAATAAACCTAACAATAATGGTGATATGGCGTAGACGGATGCGCACCGCCCTCATAAGGCGAGGAGGTTGGATCGATACCAACTATCACCACCATTAAGAACATCTTATACGTATTTTAAAGAATTTTCTTGAAGAAGGCTGGGATGTTAACTAGGAGTACATCATGCGGAAGTTAATCGATTTTAACGAAGTTAGAAATTATATCGAAGCACAAGGTTCAGACACTAAGATTTATATCGGTGCTGATTCTGAGCGTGTTAAGAAGAACGGTGTATGGTATGCTGATTACACACTTGCTATTGTTGTTCACATTAATGGTCGACACGGTTGCAAGATCTTTGGAGAAGTACAAACAGAAATTGATTATGACTTCAAAGCATCGCGTCCATCTTTACGTCTAATGAATGAAGTGTACAAGGTTGCTGAATTGTACCACAAGATTGCTGATGTAATTGGCGACAAAGAAGTACAAATCCACCTTGACATTAACCCAAGTGAAATGCACAACTCGTCTATTGTTATCCAACAAGCTGTTGGTTACATTCGTGGAGTGTGTAATGTAGAACCAAAGGTTAAGCCACAAGCTTTTGCTGCTTCATATGCTGCAGATCGTTTAAAGGAAATTCTTTCATTACAATAAAGTAATACTTTTTTATTAAGATTTAGAGTCCAAAGTGTGTCAAAAAAGATACACTTTGGACTTTTTTTCGTTTATATGATACAAAAGCACAAAACTATGTTATAATTAATCATACACGGAAACAAAGAGGAATCAAAATGCAAAAAGTTCAAATGATTGTTGGCGGTAAGTTGGCTCTTGTTGATGCTGATATGGTCAAGAAAATGACTAAGAAACAAGACTTAGTTGCTAGTGCTATGCGTTTGCAATCAGTTATGAATGCAGTACCCCGTGAAGCCGAGCCAATTTTGCAAAAGCAACTCCAAGAAATCATGAGCAAGATTATTCGCCTCAATCGTACTATCCGTCAGAATGTACAATTTCTGTAAAGTGTGTTATAATTAATACAGGAAAATGATATGAAATACATTTTGATTACGAAAAACGGTAAAGTTATGCAGTTCTACATCAAGGCTGTTGCTGAAACTTATCGATCTGCTTACGGCGGTACTATCGTAGCAACGTTTCCAACTAAAGAAAACATCGCTCGTATCAAGGAGACTTATTATGGCTGAATTATATAAAGTTGTTGTGACTTATTACGAATGTGGTTGGGAACAACGCAACGACCCTGAAACCACCAAACATTTTGCAACTCTCGAGGAAGCAGAAAAATACAAAGCTTACTGGGAAGAAAACGACCCAGATTCTCCTGATGATGTTTGGCAAGCAGAGATTACAAAATTATGATTGAAACTATTTTTACTGTTTTAGTTGTTGTTATTATTGGAATAAATATTGCAACAACCGTATCAACAAAATTTCGCCGATGGCTTTATAAGGATAAAAATGAACGAAGAAATTAAACAACTTGCAATTCAATCTGGACTATTGTTTCAACGTGATAAACTCTCTTACGAGGAAAAAAAGTTTGCAGAGCTAATCGTACGCAGATGTCTAGACAAGATTGAGAATGAAGCAATGCAATACAGTGAACCAGTCTGGGCTGTAGAATTGCTTAATGATATTAAAGAACATTTTGGTATTAAAGAATGAAGTGGAAAATATCAGCCGGCCCATCTGAAGGCGATACTCGCGTTAAGACACGGTTTGCGCTGTTTCCCGTTTCAATATACAAAGATGACGAACTCTATATAGTCTGGTTTGAAACGTATCGGGCAACAGAACAGTATCAAAAAGTTTCTGGCTATTATGATCATAATCGAGACGAGTTGCAGTGGAAAGTAATTAAAAAAGAATTGCTTTATGGTGAGCACGAATAACTGTTGACATTCGCTGCTAAATAGTGTATAATTAAATACAAACCTAAAGGAAACCACATGACTTCAAAACAAACCGCTATCTTACAAACCGCAAAACTATTTGCTATCGCCATTGGCGCAGGCATTTTAGTTAACGTACTTTTTGCTTTCTTTACCGTAGCACAAATTGGCACTGGCTTTTGCATACTTGCTTTAGCATTCTTGGGTAAGATGGTCTATGATATAGAACTAAGTAAAGCAGAGCACCTCGAAACATTAAATAAATTAAACGACAAGTAAAGTTGACAATGTCTTTAAGTAATGTTATAATGTAATACACATCAAGGAAATTAAATGGCTGGCAAAGCAAAATCAATCTATCTTAGCGTATTACCTAAAGGTGAACATATGAGTACCTTTAAGAAAGTCTTCTTTGAGGCTAAAGCTTACAATGAGTACGTAAAGTCTGAAGAATTTAAAAAGCAATGGCCGGCTGATAAATATGACATTATCAAAGAAACTTATTAAACATGACAAACAGACAAAAAGAAATACTACATAATCTGCATCTTTTCGAATTAGAAAAAGCCGAGAGGATGAAATCCTTTTTGTGGCGCGCTAGATTATTCTTGTACAATTTTAAGAAAAAATTAGGAATTTTGTAATGAGTATGCATATGATTCATGGCGTTCAAGTTCATGGTAAATCAAAGCAAAAAAAGAAACCGGGTTGGCAAAAAGCTGAGCAGGAATACCGAGCTTGGTTGCTGAAAAATGGTGTCAATCCTGACGAAAAATCCAAAAAGAAAAAAGAATTTGTTGCGTATCAAACGCCAAAACAAGTTATTCGTGAGACACCTCGCTACTCAAGTCTAGCTACTTCAAGCGCTAGATCAGACGCTTGTGCAAAAAAAGAATCTCCAAAATACACTGGCACAAAAATGCTCGGTATCGGCCAGTTGCACAAAAGCAACGCAGTGCCAGTATTCTGTGACCAAGATGCAATTGATATCGCAAAAATGCGAAGAGGATAATATGATAGACAAAAGAATTCTAAGTATACTTTCGAACGAAGGTATTCGTCAAGCTGATACCATTGAACTAATTGCGAGTGAAAACTTTGCCAGTAAAGAAGTACTGCAACTAGCTGGTAGTATCCTTACTAATAAGTATGCAGAAGGTTATCCTGGTAAACGCTATTACAATGGATGCGCAAACGCAGATGACATTGAGCAATTAGCTATCGATACGTTATGCGATTTGTTTGGTTCTAAGTTTGCTAACGTTCAACCTCATTCTGGTGCTAATGCTAACCTCGCAGTATTTAAAGCATTCTTGCAACCCGGCGATACTGTGCTTGGAATGGATCTAGCAAGCGGTGGTCATTTGTCGCATGGTGCTAAAGTAAATATTTCAGGTGCATGGTTTAATTCTCATTCATACGGAGTGAATGATGAAGGTTTGCTAGACTATGAAGCTATTAGAAACATGGCCGTTAATCTAAAGCCAAAGATGATTGTTGCTGGAGCAAGTGCTTATCCACGACAAATCGATTGGGTAAAATTCCGCGAAATTGCTGATGAAGTCGGTGCTCTACTACTTGTAGATATGGCACACTACTCAGGGTTGGTCGCTGGAGGGGCTTATGACAGTCCGATTGAGTACGCTGATATCGTCACATCAACTACTCACAAAACACTCCGTGGACCTCGTGGAGGCATTATTCTATGGAACAATGAAGCATATACTAAGAAAATCAATGGTGCAATCTTTCCAGGTACTCAAGGTGGTCCTTTGATGCATATTATTGCTGCAAAAGCTCAATGCTTTATTGAAGCAAGTACAGACGAATTTATGGAATACTCTCAAAACGTTGTGCGAAATGCAAAAGCAATGTGTGATGTGTTTACCAAAGAAGGTTTTAAAGTACAAACTGACGGCACCGATAGTCACATTATTTTGATGAATCTAAGTGAGAGTAAATACAGTGGTCGTGAAGCAGCAGATTTGCTCGAAGCAAACGGAATTACTGTAAACAAGAATGGTATTCCTAATGACCCCCGTAGCTTTGTAGAAACAAGTGGTATTCGTATTGGTACTGCTGCTGAAACAACACGCGGTCATGACGAACAATGGTTCCGTGAACTAGCATACACTATTACAGACATTCTAAAATAACCTATAAATATCTCCATATATGTGTATGGAGATTATATGTGGTTCTATAAAGGTGAAGTGTTTACTTCAGAAATGATTGAAGATTATGTTGGATTTGTTTATTTAATTACAGACAAATCCAACAATAAAAAATATGTTGGAAAAAAGTTACTTACATCTAAGCGCAAACTTGCACCACTAAAAGGTAAGACTAGAAAAAGAACCGTAGTAAAAGAAACTGATTGGCAAAAATATTATGGTTCTTCTGAAGAAGTTAAGTTAATGGTAGAAGAAAAAGGTGTAGATAATTTTCATAGAGAAATTTTATATCTTTGCATGTCAAAAGGACAACTTGGTTATTTAGAAGCAAAATATCAATTTGAAAACGATGTGCTATTACGAGATGATTATTACAACGGAATTATACAGTGCAAAATCCACCGAAATCATGTTCGTAGTTTGATTGCTAGTTGACATTTAAAATTTATAGTGTATAATAAATTATGATCATATTATTTAACGGTCCTCCTGGTTCTGGAAAAGATCATGCTGCAGATTATTTTAAGCAGTATGGCTTTAAGCACTTGTCATTTAAATATCAACTTTACGTAGAAACTATTAAATATTTTGGTGTTGATACGAAATGGTTCATGGATGGTTATAATGATCGTTCTCAGAAAGAAGTTAAATCTCCGCTTCTTGATAACATGTCACGTCGAGAAGCAATGATTCATGTCTCTGAAAAAATCATTAAACCTCGTTGTGGCTTAGACTATTTTGGTAAATTAGTAGCTAATGAAATTGATCTTCAAAAAGATTATTGCATTTCAGACGGTGGCTTTATTGATGAACTTATTCCTGTAGTTGAAAAAGTTGGAAACGATAATTTTATCTTAGTTCAACTTACACGTGATGGACATGATTTTTCTTCTGATTCTCGGAGGTATTTTGATGGAAATGTAACACAAGAATTTGTGATTAATAAGAAAACTGATATAGAAAAGAAATATGTATTACCTCATAAGTTTGATGTAAAGACCTATAGGATACACAACAACGGCGATATTTCAGACTTTGAAGAAGTGCTGAAAGAAATTTGTAAAAAAGAAATAAATATTAACCTAAACTGGAAATTTTTACCATGATGAATCAACAAGAAATTAAAAATGCTTTGCACTCAAATGTTTGTACTGTTACTTTTACAAAAGTAAATGGTGAAGAGCGAGTAATGCAATGTACTCTCAAAGAAGACCTTCTCCCTGCTCAAATTGATCTAGAAGAAACTATTGAAAAGAAAACAAAAACACCTAACCCAGATGTTCTTGCGGTATATGATGTTACAGCTGAAGGCTGGCGTTCATTCCGTTGGGATTCGCTTAAAGATTTTAAAGTGGAGCAATAAATGAGTATGATTTATAAAGGTGAGGTTGTAGAAACCGAGCTATCTAAAAATTCTATGGGCGGAACAGAAATGATGCGAAAGCGCCTTCTTAGTACGGTTCAAAAAGAATTGTTAGAAGGTTATGCAATCCACTTTTCAAGACCTCGTGACATTCCTAAAGATGTAAAAAATATTATGTATTGTCATGATCTTGCAGAAGATCCAGAAAACAAGGTCTTGATGGAAGACGGTTGGAAGCAATTCGATCATTTTGTTTTTGTGTCCTCGTGGCAGCGTGATCAGTATATTCGATTGTTTCAAATCCCGTATTCTAAATGTTCTGTTATTCCTAATGCTATTGAAAAGCGTTATGAAGCAAAAGAAAAAGATACAACAGGCACTATTCGATTTATCTATCATACTACACCACATCGTGGTCTAGAACTTGTATTTCCTATTATAGATGCGCTGTCTCGGGAATATCCGAATATTCATCTAGATGTTTATTCGTCTTTTGCAATTTACGGTTGGGCTCAACGCGATGAACCATACGCTAAATTGTTTGAGCAGATTAAAGCACATCCTAATATGACATATCATGGTGCAGTTCCTAACGAACAAGTTCTTAAAGCTCTAGATGATGCACATATTTTCTTGTATCCAAACATTTGGAAAGAAACCTCTTGTATTGCTTTGATTGAAGCTATTCGTAGTGGATTGCTATGTATTCATCCAAACTTTGGTGCTTTACCTGAAACTGCAGCAAATGCTACAATCATGTATGATTATACAGAAGATACGGCAGATCATGCTAATCTAGCTTACGCTGTTACGAAAAGCGTCTTAGAGCATCAGAAAAACGATCCCAATTTCCTTACAAGATTCACCCGTTCAGACCGCTTTGGTTTAGTTCCTAACGACATCAACAGCTTTTCTAACTCGTGGACAAAACTATTACGCCAGAAATACCAATAAAGGTTGACATTTCAGTTTACATGTGTTATAATTAACATGTAAACTAACTTAAACATTAAAGAATATTATGGCAATCCTAGTTGATTATAATCAAGTTATCCTAGCTTCACTTTTTGCAAGCATCGGTAACCACACTGATGTAGCAGCAGACGAGAACATCATTCGTCATATGTTCCTTAACTCTTTGCGTTCTAACCGCAAAAAGTTTTCTGCAGAATATGGCGAAATCGTTATTTGTGCTGACGGTAAAAATACTTGGCGCAGAGAAGCATATCCGTATTACAAAGCTAATCGCAAAAAGTCTCGCGACGAATCTGGTATGGATTGGAATGCTTTGTTTGAAATTATGAATAACATTCGTGGTGAACTGCGAGAATTCTTTCCATATAAAGTAGTTCACATTGATCATTGCGAGGCCGACGACATTATTGGTACAGTATGTAACACCTTTGGATCTGAATTGAATATTGGTGCTGAAAAGTTCCTTATTCTGTCTGGTGATAAAGACTACATCCAACTGCAAAAATACGCTAACATTCATCAATACGATCCTATTCGTAAGCGTTGGTTGCGTACAGATCAACCTGATCAATTTTTGCAAGAACATATTATCAAAGGTGATACTGGTGACGGTGTACCTAATATTCTCTCTGCTGATAACTGTCTTGCTGTTGGCGAGCGACAAAAAGCAATGACACAAAAGCGTCTAGATTTGTACAAGCAAGGTACGGATAAAATGGATGAAGAAACACTGCGACGTTTCTACCGTAACAAAATGATGATTGATCTTTCGCAAATTCCACAAAAATATCAAGATCAGATTCTAGACGAATACAACCAAGAAAAAACGGTTGGCCGTGAGCAACTTTTCAACTTCTTTATTAAAAAGAAGTTGAAACATCTTATTACTGATTTACAGGACTTTTAAAATGGCAGTAAGAATTTCTATCACAGAAATCATTCAAAGCGCAGCTGAAAAGAAAACAACTGAAGAAAAAGTTGATTTTCTTCGTAAAAATGATAATCCAGCACTTAGAATTGTGCTAAAATATACATATGATAACGCGATTGAGTTTTTGATTCCGAACACACCTCCACCTTGGGAGAAAAACGAATACGAAGACGAAGCAAAAAGTCTTTTATTTAGAGAAGCTCGTAAATTAAGAATGTTCATTAAAAACGGCGGATATGATAGTTTAAATAAAGTCAAGCGCGAACAGCTGTTTATTAGTCTTTTAGAAGATGTTGATAATGATGACGCAGATACTCTCTGCCAAATGATTAGCAAGAAGCCTTTTAAAGGACTTACTAAAAAGACTATTGAAGAAGCATTTCCTAATCTAATTGAATCGTAATAAAGGCAGTACGTAAATGAGTAATGGCATCAAAAAATTCCGTGAAACATGGGAAGATGATGAGTGGGGTTCTGATGATTCTCCTTCCAGAAAAAGAAAAGAAAGAACAAAAGAGCAGCGTAAAAAAGCTCGAGATCAGAAGCTTTCTGACCGTTGGTATGATGACGACATGAAAATAAAGCGAAAAAAGAAGTAAAAAGTGTATCTTTTTTGACACACTTTCGCAAAAGTAGTGTACATTTGTTCTGAAATGATGTATAATTAATTATATTCAGAAACAAAGGAGCTTTTATGAAATACGCAAACCACTTCGGATACAGTGATGTTAACCCTTTTGAAATCGTTCGTAAAGTCTCAGACAAAACGATCGAAATTCGTGAAATGAATGCAGTTCGTGACGAATCAGTAAAGATGGAGTTTGTTGTTGGTGGCTTCTCAGCTCACTGCACAAATCAACGTGATCAAAAGTGGGATATTTCATCTGATGAAACTGCTCCAGTTGTTCGAATTCGATTCAGCAAAAACCG